GCGGAAATAATACAGCCTCGGCAACAGTCTCTTTAGCGGCAGGAACAACCAGATAACGAGGCAGCACATTTAGCGTTTCCCCATCAAGCGATTTTTGCAAGCGCATCGTCTTTCGCGCAACGCCAAGGGAAGTTCCAGAGATTGCAGTACCACTCGATGTCGTTAGATTGGCGTGACCGCCAGTACTCGTTACCGCCGTCGCATTATATAATGCGCCAGTATCAGTCATTGTCGGATTAGCCTGAACGACTCCCCATGCAGTCTTGTTCTCAAAACGTGCGACAGCCTGACCAATCTTGGCGACCATCCGACCGAAAACGCCAAGCGAATCATTGATAAGTGCCTTGCGTGTAATGCTAAATGTGCGACCGTAAGTATCAAGAGTCGCCGTTTCCTTTGATTCACTAATCGTTCCGTAAGTGAATTCTCCGCTTTCTAGGACCTTGGCCAGCGCGGGATAATCGCCATCGCGTAACAGATTATGTGCCTGGAAGTTAGTCAGATTTACTTGCCCCATAACAGATCTGAATGTAGCAGGAGCAGCATCATAACTCCCAAGGAAAATTTTATTTGCGGCAGTTCCAAGAAGATTCGGGAAATCCGAAGTCGTATGCATTGCTTCGTCGACGATTTGAGTCCGGGTCATGCGACGAGTGTCGCGACCGCGTCGATCTAGCAAGTTCCGCATGAAATCTTGCGCGCGCCACGTTTTATATTCCCGGAAGTCCTCGGTAACTTTCATTCCTGGAACGAAATCGCTGGCGATCGCATTCGCCATTCTCTCATGAATGACTTTCGGATCTTCGTTCGAGAACAAAATTTGGGCATTACCAGAAGGAATAAGATTTGTCATTGTTGTCTGTCGCGCTTGTCTGCGAGCAAACAATTCAATCAAATCATCCTTAATATCGACGGGATCGATGCCAGCATCAAGCATTTGCTGTGCCTCAGATACAAGATTCAATCTCGATGCTGAGGTAAATACCGCCTGAATATGACGGGCTTTTTCGTTCGCAAGACGGGTAGCCTCCCGCTGAATTTCAGCAAGTGACTTGGCGCGATTTCCATCATCATCTTCCGCATTCACCGGCTGCTTTGGCTTGGGGGCAGGGAGAGATTCGGAAACAAGTTGATCAATTAGAGCGCGACGATCGACGGTTTTTGGAGCGACATCCTCCACTTTCTGGGTGGATGTTACTTCATTTGCATCATCGGCCATCTTGTTTTCCTTTCTAAGTAATCTACGCGCACCATCTGGAACGTTAGAAAATTTGCTCAAATCAGCAGATGCGGCAATTGCTGGTCTTTCGAGCAATGTGGTCGCGAACCCTTTTGCGACCGCCGTTTTGCCATTCATCCATGTCTCGGATGCCATCATTTCTTCAATTTCGCCTGAGTCAATACCCGTTCGGGAAGAATAAATGCCAACAATCGATTCCTTAATACCGCGAAGCGTTTCTGCCATTTTCGCATGATCTTCTGCTGTTCCGATAGTAAGACCACTCGGATCATGAATCATCATCCATGCGTCTTCTGGCATATGAATTTCATCACCAGCCATTGCAATTACACTTGCGATGCTTGCTGCAATCCCATCTATAACGACAGTCTTTTTTGCATCAACTCTTGATAAAATATTTTTGATGGCAAACCCCATAAATACGTCACCGCCATCTGAATTGAGATAAATATTAAGATCGGAGATTTTTCCGAGCTTCTTAAGTTCATCCACCACCATTTTATCGGTGATTCCAAATGGATGAATTGAATCGTAAATATATAGATTTCCAGTTGTTCCTTTTTTTGCGCAGCGAAAGTTTGCCATTTTTATCTCCTATCCATAATATGCGAGCGTAAGGACCGCCGTTGCCCCAGAGACGGCTGATATTTGGGTAATTCCATTGATTCCAACAATATATGGTTCCATTCCAACGCATATCCCGATAGGAGCATAACCAGACGTATCATCCGTTGCCGGGATGACTGAAATTGCTACTACGGATACATCATCAATTGTTCCTGTAAATGAAGTCGTATCGAAAACAAGATCGAGATCCGTAGAACCGGCAACGATCGTTTCCGTAAATGTTGATGATGTGCTTCTATCTGTTCCATTCGTGCCACCGAGAACCGGTCTAACGGATCCAGCGCTTCTAGTGGCAGTGAATGTCACTTTATATGATCTACCGACCTGGAGATTGCTTAACGTCTGTGATAAATTTGTATTAATGGCGCCAGTTGCAGTTGCAATGCCACCTGCAATCGTCCATCCAGTTCCCTTGGTCCAGTCAGAATCTGCGGCAAAATCACCGTTAGTAATTAGTTCTTCTTGCGTTTCCTCTAAAAATTGCAAATATGCTGGATTCGCGGCAGCAGCAGTTGTCGAGATCATCACCCAATGTGCATCAGCTGGAACATCGAAATTTTCGGCCGTCGTTCCAATGCTTCGACTTTCGATATGATCTGAAACCTGCTGATAGTTTTCAAATCTCTCTAATTCTTTCATTGCAGAGTTACCTCATTCTGCATATCTCCTTGCGGAGATAATGCGCCATTTGCTGGTTGTGGCTGTGGTTGTGGTGTGATTTGTTTGACATGCGGCAGATTCAATCCATCCAATTCAACACGTTCTTGTTTCAATTGTTGAATGTGTGCATCCGGATCTTTTCCGGTAGATGAAATTACTTCCTTAAATGTGCGGCGACCCGCAAGAAGTGCCGCATCTGTGGCTTCTCCATCTTTCTGTGGATCAATAAACGGACGATCTGGAAAATCCCAATCGACTTTCGTCGCATAAAGCCGTGATTGGCTCGCCCCGGCTATTTGATCGAAATGCATCCACATTGGACGGCACATCATTGGTTTAAGCATAAGTTTTTGCCAGCAATCTAGCAAAGCCCAAAAATCCAGCAATCCTGTTCGAATGCTTGAATAATTTACTTGTCGCAGATCACCTGTTAATGAAGCATAGTTAAGACCGCATCCTGCCGCAATGGCATGCAAGAGCATCACCTGCCATTCTTCGTCACCTTCAGATTGCGGAGGTACACCAAATGATACATCTTCCTCCGGTAGCAAATATTCGATGCGACCTGGCTGCATTTGTTGTTCTCTTGGTTGGCTCGTCTTGCCTGTTATTGTTGCTGATTCTGGAATCTTTCTGACAAATGCAGTATAACATGCCTGGATTTGCGCTCTCATTAAACGCGTCGCATTCAAGTCATCATGATTTTTTGCATATAGCACGCAAGGTGCAATCCAAGGAACACCTCGTGTTTGTTCCGGTCGCGTCTTCCAATAAACCGGGGCAACAAGATTTGCCGGAATCCTCTCAACGGTCATTCCCTGTCGACGAGTCGTAAATAGATTCGCACCTGGATGTTCGGTGAACATATGATATGCCAAACGGCGTCCATTATTGGAATATTCGACGCCAAGAATTACCACGCCACTTTGATCTTGAAGTGCATAAGTTCTGCTATGATCTATATAGTCTGGTTCTAAAACGCGAATAACCCATGGAATGCGTCTGCCCATTCCAGGTGTAGGAACAAATCGAATTAGTGCTTCGCCACTTTCTACAACTGTGCGAGCAACAAGTCTTTGCAATCCATAAAGATCATCTAATCCATCTGCATCACAAGTATCGACCCATTCATCCCATAGACCAAGTGTTCTTTCTCTAATTTGTTGGCTGATTGTATTTCCCAGTCGTGGTCTAATCCCAGTCCCAACTAGCTTTGCCGCAAGTATTTCATATGCATGGGAAACAAAAGGATTATTCCGACCAAGATCTCTCGCGTTTGCGCGAAGCTTATCAATGGCTGCGCCAACTTCAGCATCTGCGCTCGATGTGGTGGTGTACCAGCCAGATGTTGATCTTGTGCTTGTCGCACCATCATAACGATTTGACAGATTTTCTATCGCCACGCGGGCAATAGCGCGCTTCAGTCCAAGGGCTGGAAAAAATGTTGCTATGATGCGATCTAATAGATTCATGGTTGCTTACCGGACATATGTTTTTGTAATTCAGTTCGTATTTCACGAACTTCGTTAGAAATAGCATCGAGATCATGTCGGATTCTTAGTTCAGAATTAATGGCTAATTCTCTGTGCGCGTCTAATCTTTGCATGACAACTTCCTGTCTTCCAGTAATTAAAAGGATTTGACCTGCCATTGCCATAATTATAGTTACAAGTATCGTTGCTGCGGCATAAGTTAATGTTCGAAATGAATTGCAACTTTTTTCATGACCTCTTATAAGCTCCTCTAATGAGGAAAGACGCTTTTCTGATACGACCAAATGGTCTTGAAATGAATTCTCGAGCGAAATCAATTTATAATCTATTTCCTGAACAGATGACACATCAATCTTGCCTTCATTCTCGTGAGAAGATAGCATTTGTGAAGTCAATTCTGCCATGAGCATCCCCTTCTAGGTCTGCTTTCATAAAATTGTAAAGTTTCATCATTTCTGAAAAACTTTGGAACGTTTTGCGTCTGCCATCATACTCAATTGTTAAAAGACCCTCGGACATTGATGCGGCAAGGGCATCTAATTGAGCCTGTGTAAATGTTGCCATTTTAATTCCAGTTTATTTTACCTATCCAACCTTCTCTAGGAGTCGACACCGGCGGTTCTTCTTTCCTCAATTCTGTTCTAGATTGATCGATTTTCACGCCCTGTGCGCTAAGACCATGCAATGCACACATAGCATAAACAAAAGTATCAAGCGCTTCTACTGCCTGATCGGGTGTTTTTGGCTGCCACGCACGTATTGGACGCCCCCGGGAAAACCTCGTTATGACGTGTTCGCCTGTTAATTGTTGAAAATATGTGAGATCCAATGATGTCGGAAAATGAATGTAACCTGGACCGTGTTCCGTTAAACGTAATCTAGAATAAAGAGCATCCTTTGCAGAATCCACACCGACAATAAATAATGTTATTTTTCCAGCCTTTGCGTCTACGCGAGATGCACGTCTTGGAAAAACAGGAATTCCTGGACCGCCTCGTCCTTTGATTCCCCAGATCTTCTTATAAAGTCGTGGTCTACAGAAATCATATGCCATTTTAGTATGGTGACCGCCAGTATCGATACATGTTGCCGATATAGGCAACATATCGCCGGTTGAATGAAGATATTGCCTTTCCAGCAGTTTTTCTAGATCACCCCATGCTCTTTTTTCTACTGGCGAGCACCATATCGTTCTATAATCAATTACCCAACTTTCCTCTCCATCACCCCAACCTACAATCTGAACTTCTATTCTATCCTCCTGCAGATCAACGCCAGCAGTCAATATTCCCACACCATCTGGAACCACATCCCCATATCTTTCACGTCGAGACATAAGTGGATCTGGATCAATCTTTTCACCAGCTTGGTCTCTCCACATTTCAGCAAGACGGGTATTAACGAACACTTGAAGTCTTGCCGGATCCCGCGAAACCCTAAGATGTTCCGATGCCAATTCAGCCCACGTTCTCCATGGACTATATAAACCAGATAAATGAAATCCTACCGCCCTTTTGTCTTTTGGTTCCGCTGTTGCCCTCCATTCTCCTTTTAGTAACAATGTAGGCTTATTATAATGTTCTGTAATTGCCCCACATTCTTCGCATTTGAGACCAGCAAGTTCAGGTTTTCCCGATGGCCATATGATTCTTTCCCATTTCATTATATCCATGTGACCGCATTCTAAACATGGTACATAATAATATCTTTGATCTGTTTCCTCAAATGCTTTGCCAATCCTGGATAGACCTTCAATTGAAGGTGTTGAACATTTAAATATTTTATTCTTCTTTGCAAAAGCTTCTGTGGTACGCGACGCAATGTCAACTGGATCGCCTTTTTCATCAACATCTGACGGATACGCATCTACCTCATCTAACAATAGATATCTTACCGGCATTGATATCAAACCAGTGTGTGAATTTGCTCCTGTAAGTATCAAAACTCCACCAGGAAATTCTTTAAGCATCTGTGTATTGCCGCGTTCCCGTCTTGCGGTTTGTGGATCAATGAGTCCTCGAAATATAGCAGAATTTTCAATCATCGAATCGAGGCGCTGTCTACTAAATCTCTTTGCCATATCTAATGTTGGTTGCACACATAGAATAGGTCCTGGGGCATTTGTCATTATGAAACCGATCCAATTCAGACCAACACTGGTCTTCCCAACTTGACGTCCGGCCTGCATAACGACCACCTCCGCAGGATGATGCGGAGAAAGACAATCCATTACTTCTCGGAGATATGGCGTTCTATCTGTACGCCATTGACCTGGTTCTGCGGAATCTATGCTTGCGAGAATGCGGTTATGATCCGCCCATTCTGATACGCTCTGCCGCGACTCCGGCACCAGTGCCCGAAATGTCGCCGAACAAACCCGGCTTAGGTGATCCTGGCGAAGCATCTGGAATCTTTAGCGCTTCTAAATGCGCAGCCTGTTGTGAACATTCTCTCATCATTTCATCAAGAAAATTATATAATTCTAATTCATCACATTTCAATCTGCTAGCGCCCAATGAACTAAATCGATTAGGTGCGGACATATAGATATCGCGAACGGCACGGAAAATATTAAAAAATAGTTTTTCCATATCTTCTATTTTTGCGAGAGAACCAGATCGCCTTTCATATTCTAATGTAAGTAGTCTTGCCCTGGCTTTTTCAGTCTCCAGCTTCTGCGTTGTAATTGCAAGTTCTCTTTTTCTAGTATATTTGTCTTCATAATCACTCATATCCAGTTTGGACTCCCAATGCCGGCATCAGGCCCAGATTCTCCAATTTCTGCAGTATTTGTAATTCCATCTAACATATTTGCAATCTGCGTTATTGATTCATCTACGATTGACCCAAATGTTGCTGATCCAGAAAGAATAGCATTTTGCGAAAGATATTCATCGGCCTCACTAACCGACGTTAGGATAAATGACTTACCATAGGATGTTGCGGCAGATCCGGATAGAACAAAGGATTTATTAGTTATTGATGGTATCGATGTTCCAGGCCATGTCCCGAGATCTACAGTTAGATGTAATCCAAGACTTATATCATCTGAATCGAAAATTTCGGTCCATACGAGACCATCACCATTCAGGGTTAATGATTCATCGTTCCCCGAATTCTTTGCCCCGATGAATATTACGGCACCGCCAGCCATTTTAATAGCCTTTGTTTATGCGTTATATGCAGAATTTCTGGCCAATGCGGTTCCTCCACCTGCTACAGCATCTACAGAATTGTTATTTAGAATGGGCCGCATATAAGGTTTAATGATTTGCATTGCGGCAACATATGCGGATCCAACAGTTACGGTGGCCTCTGCTCTTGATGGATTTCCACCGGCACTATCTACAACATAGCAACCATAATTCCGCATCTGCGTCGCCAAGCGAACGCCTAATGGACTTAATCCTAAACTCAATATATTAGGCCCACCAGCAGCCTCTGTTGGAAGCGCAAATAATGATCCATATGGAATTGGACCTGAACAATATGTAGTTCCATTGCAAAAATAATCCTGATGCATTGCTGGCCATTGGAATGAATTGGCCATTTGCATATTGGTTCCCTGTGACCAAAGACTTATATTACTTGCATGTTCTATTGGTCCGAAACTTTCCGTATTCACCTCATGTGCTCTAACTGCACCGAGTAAGACGGATATTCCAGGTGCCGTCGCGCCTCTTGCGGGAGCTTGCGCATTGGGAGAATGCCCGAGATCGGTTCCATTAAATATCCAAACTGCTGATGCTCTATATGTTGGCGCTAATTCTGTGTTAAATTCATAGAATTCGTAATATTTATTATCCGCATAATTAAATACCACGACCTCATTATCATATGGATTTCCACCAACCGGCGCAGGAACGGATATGTCCGGCATACGGAGCGATATTGGCGTCGAACCTCCATCGGGCCAATCTCCAGGTCCAGCCCCGCCA